CGCACCGGAGGCGTTCGCGAGCGCGACCTGCATCCTCTCGACCCGGCGGAGATCCATCACCCCCGTGTCGATCGCGCCACCCGCGGCGACCGTGGTCTGGTAGTTGATGCCGTAGACGTTGGTGTTCGTCTGCGCCTGCACCGCGGAGGCGGCGAGCGCGAGCACTGCGAAGAGCATCTTCTTCATGGTCTCGTCTCCTTGTGCGAAGACGCCCCGGCAGCGCGAGCCACCGGGGCGCCTTCAGTTCAGGTCCCGCGCCCCTACCCCACGATGCGGATGCGCTTGCACTTCTTCTCCTGGATGCGCACCGCGCCGGCGTCGATCGAGAGCCGCACGATCGTGTCGAAGGACAGCGTGCCCTCGACGCTCGACTGGAACTCGATGTCCTTCAGGATGAGGAGGCCCATCGCGTCCCGGGTCCACGCCTGGCAGTACGACTCGCCGGCGATCGGGTGGTTCAGCCGGTTCGACATGATCCAGCTGAAGCCCATGTACCCGTCGACCGCCTGCCCGGACATGAGCGCCTTCGCGCTGACGTAGTCGGAGCTCGTCGCCTTGGGCTCGTTCAGGATCGCGGTGATGGCCGCGGGCGGGACCGCGAGGAACTTCTGCTCGTCGGGGTCCACGTCGTCGGAGTTGAACGCCTCCAGGCAGTCCGCGATGAGGCCGAACGCGAACGCGGTGCCGGCGCCGCCGAGGGTCGGGTTCGTGCCGACCGCGCCGAAGGCGTTGGCCGTGCCGAGCGCGTCGTACGCGGCAGCGTGGAACGCGGCGACGATGAGGTCGTCGTACTGCCGGCCGACCTGCGGGACCATCGCGCGGTAGATCTCGGAGTTCGGGTCCTCGAGCATCCGGCGCATGTCGGGCTTCGACCACGAGTCCGCGGTCGCGTACTCGAGCGTCGACACGACGCGGTCGTTGAACTGCGTGTCGACGTACACCGTCGCGGTGCGCTTCGAGCCGGTCTCGCCGGGCGCACCGACGCGAGCAACCATCGCGCCGCGGGCCTCGACCGTGCGGAAGCTGTGCTTCTCGCTCGCGCCGGGGCTCTTCTCGGTGACCTTGTTCCGGAACTTCGAGAACTTCTGCTGCGCGAGGTGGATGGCGTTCGACTCGAACGTCTTCACGAAGTGGGTGCCGATGTCGTTCACTGCGATGGCCATGTCGGGCCTCCTCCGCGACAGGTCGCGGGCTCATGTGGGAGCGCCGCGAGGAATCCGCTGAAGGAGAGCCGGGCCCGACTGGCTTCGGGATCACCCACCCGTGGGGGCCGGGAGGCGGAGGGGGCCTTTTCGGGAATCCCCGCCCCTCCCGGATTGTGCTCGTAGCGTACAGACCGACGACCGAGGTCGTCAACTACTTCGTCACCGCTGCGGGTACGCCATCGCAGCGAGCTCGGACATCCGCGACACGAGGCGCCTGTGCTCCGACGGGTTCGTGTAGGCGTCGAAGTAGTGGGGATTTCCGCGGATCTCGTCCATCTGGCGCTGCGCCTCCCCGGGCGCGAGCGGCTCCGCTCCGCCCCCGCCGTCCGCCTGCCGACGGAACTCGGAGCGATTCACGCCCACCGCCTTCGCGACAGCGAAGAACGCGCGCAGCTGCTTCGGCGTGAGGGCCTTCACCTCGCTCTCGTCGAGGCCCATCTTCATCGCCGCCGCGTGCGCCGCGAGCGTGCGCTCCTCCTTCGCCTCGCCCCACTCCTGCTCGAGCGCGACCTTGTCGAGCGCGGCGAGCCGCTTCTGCTCGAGCGTCGCCGCCGACATCGTCGCGACGAGGTCCCGGAACTGCCCCTTCGTGAGCTTCGTCTTCGCCGCGAGCGCGCGGAGGTCGTTCACATCGAGGCCCGCTTTCGTGGCGTCCTCGGGGACCTCGTATTCCTCGGGCTTCGACGGGAGCCCGAGCCGCCGCCACATGCGCTCCACTGCGGCGGGATCGCCGTCGGGCGCGTACACGAGCGCGGGCTCGATCTGGAGGAGCCGATCGACGAACGCCTTCTTGTCCTCCGGCTTCGCCTCGGGCCCCGGCGGGCGGATCGACTTCCCGACGAGGCTCTTCGTCTCGATGAACGACTGCGCGAGCGCGCCCACGTCCTTGAAGTCCTTCAGCGCGGGGTCCGCGCGCATCGTCTCCGGCAGCACCGCGCGCCAGTCCGCGGCCCCGCCACCCGCGCCGCCGCCCTCGCCCTCCATCAGCCACTTCATCCTGTCGAGCATGCTACCTCCCGTGGTGCTCCAGCTGCATGATGTAGGCGATCACGTCCGCCTGCCCGGCCTTGAAGATCGTCTGCCGCTCGTCCTTCGCGTCGTCGAGCCGCACGAAGAACTCTGAGCGGAGCACCTCGAAGAACGCCTTTCCCTCCGGCGTGTCGAGTACCGCCTGCGCGATGCGCGCCTTCCCCGCGAGCTTCGCCCGCAGCACCTCCGCCACCTTCTCGTCAGCCACGCTTCTTCTCCTTCTCCTGCTTCGGCTTCTTGCCAAAGGTGAGATCCCACCGCTCCTGCGGGATGCTGGTGAACGGCTTCGAGACGATCTTCAGCGGGCGCCCCTGACCATCGAGGGGCCGCCCGATCTCCTTCCCGAACCTGTCCTTCACGCCTCCGCCTCCTGGCGCATCTGGTCGGCGCCCGCCTTCGCGCGGTCCGCTTCGGCCGCACTCTTCATGGTCTGCGCCTGCATCGCCTGCGCGGCCATCTGCTGCTCCTGCGCGACCGCCTCCTCGACCTCCTGGTCCGAGGCGAGCATCGACGCCGGCGTCGAGAGCCGCTCCGCCATCTCGCGCATCGCGGCGTCGTCCTTCAGCACGTGCTTCGCGCGGGAGCCCGGGTCCATCTTCACCATCGCGCTCTTCGCGGTGATGAGGCGCTCGATGTTCGCGACCTCGTCGTCGCGCATCGCCGTCATGAGCGGGCCGAAAAACTGGATCTGCACCGGCTCCCCGGGCGGCAGCGGGTCGAGCTTGTCGAACTCGCCCGCGCGGTAGAGCATGTTGTACGTCGCCTGCACCACCGGGCCGGCAAGCCGCTTCTTCCAGTACGTCGTCTGCGGCGAGAGGTTCCGGTTCGACTGCACGAAGCGCCGGTTCACCTCGGTCGCCGTCATCGCCGGCGAGTCGCGCAGCCCGATGTCGTCCTCGCGGTAGTGCTTGCGCAGCATCATGCGGTGGTCGGCGAGGAGCGCGTCGGACACGTCGAAGCGCGCCTTCGACTCGAGCACGTCGATGTCGTCGAGCGAGCGCACCGTCACGAGCCCGCCGGGGCTATGGTCGAGGTCGGTGAGGAGCCCGCGCTCGGTGACGAGCGTCACCGGGTCGACCGCCTTCGCGCCCGAGTTCACGTACGTCTCCTCGAGCGAGTTCACGAGCTTCACCGTCGGGAGCGAGAGGAGGGAGGGGCCGTAGCCCCACTGCGACGTGGCCGACTTCATCCACGGCAGCACGTAGAGCGGGAAGTCGTAGAGCCCACCCTCCTCGAGCACGAAGAGCCCCTCGGTGAGGACGTACTTCGTCGCCCACGGGCGGAGCTCCGGCGCGCGCGACTTCTCGCTGCCCATCGGCTTCGCGCCGTCGCGCGGGTAGACCGCGTAGATGACCTCGTGCTTCGTCTCGTCCCCGGTCTCGTCCATCTTCTTGAGCTTCTCGGGGAAGCCAGGTGGGAGCGAGCCGTCCTCCTTCTTGAACTTCGAGATGATCTGCGTGGCCGTCCAGCTGAGCGGCAGGAACGCGCGGTAGGGCAGCCCCCGCCAGTCGTCCTCGAAGAAGAGCTCGCGCAGCGCCACGCACCCGAAGTCCATGCCCTTCCAGACGAGGTCGTCGGTCGCCGCATGCTTCAGCGCGCCGTTCCCGTAGCCCACCCAGTCGGTGATGCCGGAGACCATCTCGAGGTCGAAGTTCGACGACTCGAGCGCGTCGAACGTCATGTCAATGCGGTCGTCGAGGGCCTTGCGCGCCTTCGGGTCCTGGTTCGCCTTCGTGCGCCGGAACTTCGCGCCGAACCAGCGGCCAGAGAGGAGCGAAGCGTGCAGCATCGCGATGAGCCGCTCCGCGCCGATCGGCGCGGTCGAGTCCCACACGTCGACGGTCGACCAGTCCTTCGAGGTCTCCTGCGTGATGGTCTGCGCGAAGTCGCCTTGCCGGAGCGGGAGGATGTAGCGGTCGATCTCCTCCCACTTTGCTTCGATCTTGGTGCGGTTCGTCCGCAGCTGCCCGAGCCGCTGCACGATCTGCTTGGCGTCCATCACGCCCTCCGGTAGTGGCGCCGAGCGCCGGCCATCTTCACCTTGAACTTCTGCTTACTTGACTTACTGTCACTCGTCAACGCACTCGCGTCCTCACCCTCACCGAGGTTCAAATACTGCCCCGCCTCTGCGACGTGCGAGAAGGGGTTCTTGTCGGGCTCGAGCTTGAAGCGATCCTCGCCCGCCACCGCCACGCGCTTGTAGCAGTACGCACCGTTCATCGCCTTGCGAAGCACGCGGCACTTCGTCGAGACCACGAGCCCGGGGCGGCCTAGGAGCGTGAGGCGGGAGAGAGGCCGCGCCACCGCCTCGCGCCGGAGCTCGGGGTCGTTCGTGTGGGCCTTCACGAGCGGGATGCCCTGCGCGTGCGCGATGTCGTACGGCGTGCGCTCGTCGACCTGGGAGCGGATGTCGCCGCCCGGGTCGCCCGTGCCCTTCACCGCCTTGCCCGTGTACGTGCTCCGCAGGTAGCGCGCGAGGTCCTCGAAGAAGCGCACGGCGCCGAGGTCCTCGGCGACGAGCTCGTCGATCCACTGGATCTGCATGTCGCGCGGGTCGCGCTGCCCGATGACCGCCGCCGGCGTGAGCCCGAAGTCGACGCCGAGGAGGAGCGGGAACTCGATCGGCAGGAGCGGGACCTTGACCGGCTCGACCGTGTGGACGTTGTCCTTGTACTCCGGGTAGATCGGCTTCCCGGTGATGGTGGGGCCGTACTGCGCGTGAACGTGAACCTTGATCCAGTTCGGATCCGGGTTCGCCATCACGAGGTTGTCGTAGTAGCCCTTGGGGAGGTTCTCGAGGTTCTCGGCGCCCGGGTCGTAGCCACCCGGCTGCTTGAAGATCTCCGCGTTGCCGGGCTTCTGCTCCTCGAACATCCTGTACCACCACGAGTCATCGTCGGGTGGGTTCGTGTCCATGATGATGCCGAACCACGTCGGCCCGCCGTCGAGCTTGCGCGGGAACCTGCCGACGCGGCCCATCAGCATCTTCACGACGGTGAACGGCACCTCGCGCGCCTCGTTGATCCACGCGCCCGTGAGCTCGAGGGAGAGGAGCTTCTTCACGTGCTCGGGGCGGTCGAGAGCGCGGAAGAGGAACTCCGCCTCGACCTTCGTGCCGTCCGGCAGCGGGATACGGAGCGTGAAGCTGAACTCCTGCTCTAGCCACCCCTCCTGCGCGTCCGCGGTCGGCACCCACTCCTCGAAGGTCTTCCGCGTCGTGTCGCGGAGCTCGGGGTAAGTGTTCCTGATGATCGCCCACCGCGTGCGCCGGAGCTTGTTCGCGTCGGGCGCCTGCTCCGTGGCGCGGCGCACGAGCTCGACCACCGCCGCGGTCGACTTGCCCGATCCGAACGGGCCCATGAGCCCGCGGATGAACTTGCCGCAGCGCATGAACGCGCCGATGACAGGCGGCGCGCTGTAGCGGAGGGACCTACCCACGCTTACGCTCCTTCCAGAGCAGGCAGATCACCATGCCGCCGTCGGGCCTCACAACGCAGTCCTCGTACCTCTCGCAGGTGCGGCACTCGACCGGCATCAGCACAGGCTCGTGCCCCGCCTTCTCGATCGCCGGGAGCAGCGCCGGCCAGTAGCAGGGAACTTTCACGTGCGCAGGATCCCGTAGACGTACACGTCGACCGACGTGCCGGCCACCGACGAGAGCCACACGCGCCAGAAGCGCGCGAGGATGTCGACGCCGTACGGGTCGTAGGAGCAGCCGCCCGCGGGCACCGTCACCGCCTCGGGCACCCCCGTGCCGACCGTGACGACGTGCTCCGCATCGGGGCTCATCTCCGGCGTCACCACGACGGGGTTCGCGCCCTTGTTCACCACCACGAACGCGAGCGCGGTGTACTTCGAGAAGTCCTGCCAGTCGAAGACGAGGTCGGGTGAGGCGTCCACCGCCACGTTGGCGTAGACGGCCTGCGCGAGGCGGAGCCTCCCGAGGAGCGGCGCGGTGGTCATCGCACCCGCCTCCGCAGGAGGTTCCTCACCTCGTACTCGCGCCGCCGCTCGTCGAGCTCAGGCATGGCGCGGTCCACCGCCGCCTCCGCCCCCGCGCGCCGCCTCTTCCGGTGGTGCCTCCTCGCCGGCCAGAGGAGCCCGGCGAGGATGAAGACCACGCCGATCGTCAGGAGCAGGATCTTCATCTAGCCCGCCTTGAAGGTGATGAGCAGCACCTGATTCGCCGCAATGGAGGCGCCGATGCTCGTCGCCGCGTCTCGGATGGCCTGTGCCCGCTTCGCCTCGAACGTCGCGAGCGTGTCCGCGCCGGTGAGGTTGCACGACACCGAGCCGCTCCACATCTGGTCCGGGGCCACATCCGGACCAGCGATCCAGACACCAAAGGTGAACTTCCACTCCGTCCCCTCTGGCTCGATCGCCATGAGGTACGTCTCTGCTGCGCGTGCCATGTGAACCCCCTACGGTAAGGTTTGCTGCCGGTAGAAGCTGCCAGCCTTCGCGTACACCTGTATCGCACCTTCGGAGGCAATCGCCAGCTTCAAGGTCGTCGAGGCGCAGCTCGCTCCGGTGCACACGCACCAGAACGGAATCGTGTGGTTGTACGTGCCCGGCGCCGTGCCCGCCGCCGTGGCGGTGTTCGCGGCGGTGAGGATGTAGTTGACCGGAGCAGCCGCTGTGGTCACGACCTGCTGGAAAGTGCACACCGTCCCCGTCGGCAGACCGCCGGTGAGGATCCCTGGCCGCGGCGTGCCCGTGGAGGCGTTCGCCGTCGTCACGACGTACACGCCATCGATGATATTGGTCTTGTTCGCGGTGAAGGTGATCGCGGGCCACGTCTGGACGAGCGTCGTACTGTTCGCGCCCACGTCGGAAGCGAGCGCGACGGAACCGCCGCCCCCGCCCGTCTGGTCGGTGCCGCACGAGAAGGTGTTGCTCGAGGCGGTGTAGAGCACCTTGGCCGTCGCCGCGGCGTTGCAGTCCGCGGCCGGCACGATCACGCCGCCTTTCGCGCTCGACGTTGCGGCCGGGATCTGCGCCGCCGCGAAGGTGCCCGTCGTGGTGTCGCCCGCATCGAGCCCAGAGATCGTGGTGGCGCCGTGCGCGTGCGAATCGTCGGATACCGAGGGCGACGCAGCCGTTCCACCAAGGTCCCCGGCGAGCTGAACCGCGCCCTTCGCCCCCGCGGCGGCGTCCGCCACGTTCACCTTGATCTGCCCGGCCGTCGCCGTGTCGACCGTGGTGTTCGTGCCCGCCGTGAGGACCCGCTCGGTGGTGAGGTTCGCGCTCGTCGCCGAGGTGACGAACGGCTCGCCGGAGAGATCTGGCCCACCGCCGGGGCAGGTGCTCCACGCCGGGTCGCCAGCTCCGCCCGAGAGCAAGCACTTGCTCGCCGCGGCATCGTCGGTGAGCTTCGAGAGCGGGAGCGTGCCGGTGATGTCGGTCGTATCGAGGCCGTGCGAGTGCGTGTCCGGCGGGAAGACGGACGGCTTGCTCTGCACGTCGGTCCACCCCACCGTCGAGCAAGTGGGTGCCCCTGCTGCGTTCACCGCCGTGACGTAGTTACTCGCCAGGCAGCTCCCCGTGCCCGCCCCGCCGCCCGCTGCGGTGATCGTCCACACGCCGGCCGAGAGGCTGCACACCACCCCGGTACCGACGCAGTTGACGACCCCGGAGCGACCCTGGCGCACTCCCTCGTCCTGCACCACGACCCCGGGGCGGAGGGTGTCAGCGAGGAGCAGGCAGAGGACGAGGGAGGTCATGGGTTCATCCGCCTCACGACGTTGCGCACGGACTCGGGCTGCACGCCGGCCAGCTCGCACACGGTGAGGAAGTCAGGAGACCCGAGGACCCAGCTGCGCGCCTGACGACGGAGGACCCTCGCCACCGCGGCGTTCGAGCAGCAGCGCGGCTCGAGGCAGTCGCGCACCGCCGCCTCCACCACCGCGAGCCAGAGGGCCTGCTCCGGCGGCGGGGCAGGCGGGTCCTGATCCGCAGAATAGAGGCAGGTGGCGTTCACGGCGCCACCTCGAAGTCCACGCCCGGGCACGGGAGCACGCGGAACACGACGCGCGCCCCGCGGGTGCGGGCGCAGTTGATGCCGGCCTGCATGCCTGGCGTGATGCCGTAGTCGACGTACACCGCGACGAGCTGGCAGAGACCGCCCCAGGCGAAGCCCGCCTCCATCCCCAGCTGCCGCTGTGCGGGGTCTCCGTCGTCGAGCACGCCCGGGTAGAGGCGGTGGCTCGCGAAGGGGGCCTCACCGCGGTCGAGCGACTCCCTCATGCACAGGGTGAGGTAGCGCTTGTTGCGCCTCACCTCCGACTCCGGGGCGCGGGTGCCGTCGCGGCGACTGCCGAGGGGGCTCTCGATCACGACGAGCGTCATCGCCGCACCACCTTCGCGCCGCGCTCGGGCCGGAGGATGCGCGGGCGCTCGAACCGCGCCTTCATCACCTTCAGCGAGGTGTAGAGCTCCTTCCCCGCCATGACGTAGAGCGCGCCGTTCTTCTTCTCCGTCTCGGTCGGCGCACCCTCAGTGAGCATCTCCGCCTCGGCGATGCTCTTGCGCAGCGATGCCATGATGGCACCCGCCACCACGGCTCGCGCCTCGTCGATGGTGATCGGGTCGGGCGGCGGAGCGCAGCTGGCGCCGTCGCACCCCGCGTCGCCGCAGCACGCCTCGAGCGGCGCGGCGGTGTGCTCCTCGGGTGCGGCGCAGCCCTCCGGGGCGGGCGCGAGCCACGCCTTGTCGTCCGCGACGTACACGCACTCGCTCGTGTGGGCGCTCATGACAGGGGGTCCACCTCCGGCTGCGGGGTCACGTCGATCGTCGGCGGTGCTTCGCCACCGAGGTTGATCTGGATGACGACGCCGCCGCCACCACCCCCGGCGTCGCCGCGGTTCTCCTGGATCTTCAGCTTCGGGTAGCGGTAGGGCATGAGCTCCGCCGCCGCCTTGAACTGCATGTCGAGGTCGGGGTTGTCCGTCGCCTCGCCGGTGAGCGGGTGGCGTGCCTTCGCGCTCTGGAGCAGGAACAGCTTCGCCATCGGGTCACCGAAGGCCCGCGCGAGCCTGTCGAAGCGCTGCGCGACCGAGCCCGGCTGGGCCGGGACGATGGCAGTCGGGAAGTGGTGCTCGTCAGCCATTCTCCCCGCGAGGGTAGACGAGCGAGCGCCAGAAGGCAAGCAGGCGTCTTTCGGCCAGTATTTGAACAAGTGACTTACAAAATGACAGATGTTCAAAAACTGCTCTGAATTTTTAGCGAGAGGGGCCCCGCCCCCAATCGCTCCTCCGAGCCGAGGGGGTAGGGGGCCTCGAGCTCGGGGGTCCCTGACATTCGCATTGACATGGCTATCAAGTATGAGTGACTGACAGTTGGTCAGTTAGCCGTGGCGTTCAGCACCGTGTGGCAGTCAGGCGCGAGCCCCCTCTATCAGCCTCGGAGCAGGTACGATGAGCACAACTTGACCGCCAAGCCGAAATGACTGCTCCAAGTCAAGACGTCATGCATAACACCGCGATACTGCTAGCACAATGTCGTGTGACGCCTAAAATCGCTACACGGACCCCTGAGAATGCTATAGGACGATCTTACTTCTACTCAGATCTCCTCACGTCTATAGCGAATATGGTGTCATCCGTCATCGGGGTAAGGAATATCAAGGCTTAGCAGCGACGCCATGACACCATATCCGCGCCCCTGTTGGGTGCTTTTCGGCGATTCCGCCCTTTGAGCACTTGACAGACAAACCGCCAGCATGTACATTCACACCGTAGCCCCCTCTAACGTGAAAGGTTGACCAGATGGCGCACACACCAGTAGCAGCGCATTACGGGCCGGGCGAGGCGCCCGCGTGCCCCACGTGCGGCGGCCCCCTCATCCGCGGCGTGAACTCGGACTACTGCTCCGAGGCGTGCGAGCGACCCGACCCCTGCGCGGTGTGCGGCGAGCCGCTCCCGGCGAACGACGACGACCGGACGCCCGTGGTCCACCGGGGCGGTGCTACGATGCACGAGGCCTGCGCGGGAGGCGAGCCGTGATCCGCGCCATCCTGAGGTGGTTCCGCCGGATGGACGATGAGAGGCGAGAGCGCGTGCTGCGAACCATCACCGGTGGGAGGATGTGACCATGGCATACTATCCGTTCAAGGACGAGGACGGCGGTGAGTACGGGTCGTGCGAGGTGTTCCACACCGACGGGATCGCGGGAGGGGACTACGAGTGTAAAGAATCGGGATGGTACTGGTGGGCTTGCTTCCCGGGTTGCCTCCCTGACGGTGAGGCTTGCGGGCCGTTCGCTACCGAGCAGGAAGCACGAGAGGACGCGGGGTGCTGACATGTTCCCCACCTTCGATCCGATCGAGCGTCAGCGCGTGGAGTGGGTTCACGGACTCACGGGTGGTGAGCTGGCGGATCACCCCCTGCGCATCCTCGACACCGCCGGACGCGGTCGATTCTGGGCGCGCTACTGGTACGACGGAGCGCCGGAGTGGAGCAACGAGCACGCCTATGATTCGGGCCGCCGCGGATGGCGCGGATCGTGGCGCACGCTCGTGTGGAATTCGGGCTCATATGGAGACTTCCTGCCCCCTGCCAGCTTCCGCGATTCCTCCGGCCGGCGCTGGCGCAAGGTGCGCTCCTACAATTCGGGCGCGGAGTGCGAGTGCCCGGTGCCTGAGAACCACCCCGGACGCGTGACGCGAGCGGAAGCCAAGTTGACAGACAAGCTCGCGGAGGACAGCCCCCTGCGGCGCATGCGCGCGCCGACGCTCCGGCCCTACACCGCGCGCCGCGCCGAGTGCCCGCTGTGTGAGGCGCGCGTCGGCGAGGATCACGGCTACATCTATCTCGGCGAGGGGTGGCTCGAGGCCGTCTACTACTCGCCCGACCAGGAGGACTAGCTATGTACGTCATAAAGATAAACGGGCGGCGCGTGTTCTTCGAGGTGCGACGCGGGCACATCACTCTGGTGGAGGACGAGCAGGCGGAGCAGTGCGACGGGTGCGGCGCGGATCTTTTCGGCGACGCTGGCGTGTGGGAAGACCGCCGAGGGAAGATCGACGGTAGCGCGTCGATCCGTTGTACGTCGTGCGGCGCGGTGTTCCCTGCGGCAAGGTGGGAGGACTAGCGCCATGAGTGACAAGCACAGCCCCGCGATCGAGCTTGCCAACCTCGCGCGCGAGCTCGCAGCGCTGGACCAGGAATGCGCGCACTGGGACTACGAGAGTCCCGATCCCGACTGTGAGCACGCCGCGCGGCGCGACGAGATCGGCGCGCGCATGCGCGTCCTCCGTGACAAGATTCGCAAGTAGTAGAGCAGCAAGCGCCGGGGGCCGCACGCCCGTGCGTTCAAAGCGAGCGCTTGCTATGTTGTCCGTCAAGATGTATAAACAGTCAGACTCTCACACGTGAAAGGATACCCCGATGGCTCACAAGCAAGAGAAGGCGGAAGCGATCGAGAGACTCCGCGAGATGCTCCCGCCCGGTACGACGATCTACGTCGCGAACAAGCACACCGCGCGCTCCGGCATGATGCGCGTGCTCAGCTGCTACAAGGTGAAGGGCGGGCGGATCCACTGGATCTCCTGCTACTGGATCGGCCTCGCGCTGAGCTACGCGGTAGACCGTCGGCGCGAGGGTGTGCGCGTCTCGGGGTGCGGGATGGACATGGGGTTCCACCTCGTGAACAGCCTCTCCTACGCGCTCCACGGGATGAAGGACAAGGGAGACGGCGCGAAACCCGAGAACGCGGGCCGCCCGTTCACGCCGCGGCGCGGGCACTTCCGCGCGGGCTATTCTCTCAAACACGAGTGGCTGTGAGGGGGCTCACCATGTCTCGCACACTCAAAGTGACATACGACCTGAAGATCGAGCCGGAGGACATCCCGTTCGAGGGCAACTGCTCCGCCGTCGACCCCGAGACGGACAAGCAGCAAGAGGAGTGGATCCGCTCGGAGCTCGCCCGCGGAAATGACTACGCCTGGTGTGTGGTGATCGTGGAGGCGTCGGTGGAGTACGAGGGCCGGCGCTACGAGGGCGGCTCCTCGTGCGGAGGCTGCTCCTACCGCGACCGCGCCGAGCTCGAGGAGCACATGGTCCCGGACCTCAAGCGGGAGGCGCTCGCCGATCTGCGCGCTAGACTCTCGACCCAGATCGCGAACGTGAACCGGGATGCGGAGGAGATCCGCAAGCGCGCTGACAAGGCCCGCGCGACTCTCGCCCGGCTCCCCAAGCGCGTGCGGTGACAGCGTGCGCGCGTACCACGTGACAGCGTTCGCAGCGGGCGAGTGCCGGGCCTACCTCCGCGCCGAGGGTCTCCCCCTTGCGCGGAGGCTCGCCCGGTGGCTTGCTCGCCGCGGGTTCGCAGTGAGTATCACTCGCGGTAAGACGATGCGGAGGAGATCATGCACGCTGGGATAATCCAGACTCGACCCGTGGACACCTTCACCCTCGCCTACATCGAAGCGGCGCTGTGGGCTAGCTCGTGTGAGGAGGAACCGCACCCGGATCGCTCACTCACCGACGCGGGCTACACCGCGGAGGACATCGACTTGGAGACGCTCGACCGGATGATCTTCGAGTGTGCTACGTTCCAGGTGGCGAACGCCGAGCACATCGGTACGCGGTGGGAAAACGCTGGCCACGATTTCTGGCTCACGCGCAACGGGCACGGCGCGGGCTTCTGGGACGGTGACTGGCCGGAGCCCGCCGCAACGATTCTGGACGAGGCGTCGAAGCGGGCCGGCGAGCGCGACCTGTACGTCGGTGACGACGGACGGATCTACCAGTACCAGGGGTGACACCATGGTGAGCAAGGGACCAATGAGCGAGACTGCTGCGACGATCTTGGACAAGCGCCTCTTCGGCCGGGTGATCGGAGCGTGGGGCTTCCTGCGCCCGCACCTGGACGTGCTGCGCGAGGCGGACAAGCACACGCCCGAGGAGGAGCAGCGGGCGCGGCTCGAGCTGGACCGCATCCTCGCGATCATCGACAAGAAGGAGGGCTGAGACCATGGTACGGCTCACCTACGAGGAAGCGGTGGAGCGGCTCAACGAGGCTGCGGCGGCTCTGTCCCAGCTCATGGATCCGACAGCGCCCCAGCGCGTGCGTGTGCAGGTCATCGCGATCGACATGATTGTCGGCTCCGCACACATCAGCCTTGCGGACGCGAGCGACATCCGTCGGGCGATGGCGGTCGCGCGGGTCACGGGCTCCGTGCGCGTGGCGCTCTGCACCGTGCGAGCGCTCTCGCAGATGCCCGAGGCGGCGCCCTACGAGGCGGACGTGCGCAGGCTTGCCGCGGCGCTCGAGGCGTTCGCGTGAACCCCGCTCGCTGGCCGTTCTACTGGATCCCGGTCGCGGTGTGGGTCATCATGCCGTGGATGGCGGTGGCGATCGTCTTCGCCGCGAGGTGCGCGCGATGACCCACACGATCGTCGAGGTGCGGGACGACGAGGGGCGCCTCGTCACCAAGGTGGTCGTCGGCTGCCCGGACACCGCCATCGACTTCGGGCATTGGCTCGTCGCTCGGGGCTACGGCGTCTGCATGTTTGACGATCTGCCGGACAACCACCCCAGGACGCCCCGGGAGAAGGTCGCGGCTGACGCACTGGCTGAGATGTACGCTCGGTCGCAGTGAGGAACAGGCTCGCCACACAGCGGGGTACGTGGTACAAGAGGGGCCTGCCGTCGAGTCGGCAGGCCCCTCGCTGTTCCGCCGGGCCCCGTGGAGGGGGCCGCGCATGAGCAATGTAGCGGAAGCCCCGTCAGGGAGCAACACGCTAGCGCAGAACATCGCAGAGGTAGTGCCACAGGAGCTCGCCGGCAACCGCCGCTGGACGGCGTGGAAGTTCCTGCCGCCGAAGAAGCCGGGTGCGAAGCCAGCGAAGTACCCGACCTCCACCACGAACAACGACAAGACGTGGCGCTCGCTCGCCGACGCGCTCGAGGCGGGCAGGAAGCTCGCCGGCGTCGGCTACATGATGCTGGGCGAGCACGGCATCGCCGGCATCGACCTCGACAACTGCATCACTGACGGGAAGCTCTCCGACTTCGCCCGCGCGCTCCTCGCCGAGGTGCAGAGCTACGCCGAGGTGACGCCGAGCGGCAGGGGGCTCCGCATCTTCGCGGCGGTCCCGCAGGGCCTCGTCGTCCCCGAGTTCCTGAACCATGAGCGCGGCGTCGAGTGCTACGCCGGCCGCTCCGCCCGCTTCCTCACCGTCACCGGCAACGTCCTCCCCGATCACCGGAGCTGGGGCTCGCTCACGCCGCGGGCGGTGAAGCTCCTCGAGCCCCTGGCGCGGGACGCCGGGGCGAGGACGGTGGAGCTCGAGATCCAGCTGCCGGTGCCGGACTTCGAGCGGCTCGACGAGTGGCAGAAGATCTTCGACGAGCGGCTCACCTACAAGAAGCTGAAGCGCGAGTGGCGCGACTACCTGGAGCGCGGCGACGTGCCGGGCGGGCGGAGCGAGCGCACCTTCGCCGTCGCCTACCGGATGCTGGAGGCGCGCTACCACCCCGAGGAGGTCTTCACCGTCCTCGTCTCGGCACCCGGCTCGTGGGAGGCGGCGCTCGACAAGCGCGGGCAGGACGCGGGGCGGGCCCGCGCGCTTGTGTGGGCGGACATCGGTCGCGCGCAGAAGCTCCTCCGCTCGCAGGAGATGTCGAACGCGGAGCGGGTCGACGACTGGGCCGCCATCGGGCTGCGCACCGTGGTCCAGTCAAAGCAGGTGGTGGCCGAGCGCTCGTCGATGAACGCCGTGCGCGTCCTCACCGACCACTCCGACTGGCGGGGGCGCGTCGCGCTCGACATCACCACGGGCCGGATCCTGCTCGACTCGGAGCCGCTCGACGACATGCGCTTCTTCGACCTCCAGGAGAAGCTCTCCGTCTACGCGGGCTGGGAGCCGGGCGCGAACCGGCAGTGGTGGAGCGACGTGGTGCGCGCGGCGGCGGAGAGGAACCCCACGAACCCGCGCGAGGTGGAGCTCCGCTCCTACCAGTGGGACGGCAAGGAGCGGCTCGACAGGTGGTTCGTCGACCGCATCGCCGGGGACGACAACCCGCTGAACCGGATGCTCGGGAAGATGTGGCTCATCTCGTGCGTCGCTCGCTGGCTTAACCCCGGCGTGAAAGTGGACACCGTCCTCATTCTCCAGGGCGTCGAGGGGGCGCGGAAGGACTCCTTCTTCGAGGCGCTCGCCGGCGGGCCGGAGCGCGTCGTCGAGGTGGGCGGGATGGAGCGCGAGGACAAGATGGTCCTCTCGACCGCGTGGTTCGCGCTCATGCCCGAGGCGCACCTGCTCAGGAAGGCCGACCGGAACCGGCTCAAGGGCTTCATCACGAAGCCGGTCGACGACTACCGCCCGCCCTACGCGGCGAACCCGGTCAAGGTGCTGCGGGGCTTCGTGTTCGTGTCGATGGCGAACCCGGGCGACCTCTTCAACTCGGACCAGGACGGACTCCGCCGCTTCTGGCCGGTGTGGACGAAGCGGCGCATCGACTACGAGTGGGTGCGCGACAACCGCGAGCAGCTGCTCGCCGAAACGGTGCTCTCCTACGACCTCGGCGAGCAGTGGTGGTTCGACGAGGTGCCGAAGGAGCTCCAGGAGCGCGTCGAGGGCACGGTGGAGTCGAATGCGATCGACGACGCGATCATCGCGCTCATCCCGAAGCGGCGGGGGCAGGGCGGGATGACGCTCACCGAGGTGATGAACGAGGTGATGGTGTTCACCGGGCAGAGACCGCACGACCGGGTGGTGACGGGCGCGCTCTACAAGCACGGCCTCCGCCCGCGGCGCAAGGCGACGCACCGCTACTGGCTGCACCCGTCGTGGGCGCGCGAGGAGGACGCCGACGTGATCCCGCTCGCGCCTCGCACGGCTGCACCCGGCGAGGCTGAGGAAGTGGTCTCTTGACATTCATGCTAACATGACTTACAGAATGGCTAACCACGTAGCACAGGAGGAGCACATGCCCAGAGGACGCCCGAACAAGCGCAGCAAGCCCGCGGAGACCGAGACCGAGCTGACGGAGATGGAGACCATCATCACCCACCTGCACGGTACTCACGTCGCCCTGAACGAGATCGCGAAGATGCTCGCCGAGCACTTCGACCTCGCGACAGCGGGGCAGGCCATCGCCGAGCGCATCGCGCAGGCGCTCGAAAGGGGGTCGATTTCCGCCGAGGCGCCGCCGAAGCGGGTGAAGAAGGAGCCCGCGCCGGCGCCGGAGAAGAAGCCCGAGCCGCCCCCGCACCAGCACGACCTCGAGATGCTGGATCGGCCCGGCCTCGCTCGCTGCCGGACGTGCAACGCCGTCACCGACGTGCCGATCCCCGAGAAGAAGCCCGCGCCGGCGAGCGAGGTCGTCATCGAGAACAACCGGGTCGTCGCGCCGCCCCCGGAGAAGGCACCCGCTGCGCCGCCCCCGGAGAAGGCGCCCGCGATCATGGACGAGAACGAGCTCCGCGCCACCGCCATCTCCTTCGCGAACAAGCACGGGAAGCCGAAACTCAGCGAGATCCTGAAGAAGTACGGCGCGACCAACATCTCCTCCGTGCCGGCGGAGATGCGCCTGAAGTGCATCCAGGAGCTCAACGGTGCCGGGGGGTAGGGTCATGCTGGTGGGTGACAAGGAAGACGTGATGGAGGAGTGGAGGAAGGCGAGCGACCGGCTCAAGAGCCTCCAGAGCGACCTCTCGCGGGCGGAGCGTGATGCCGAGCGGCTTCGCACTCGAGACATCCCCGAGGCGGAGAAGAACGAGAAGGCTGCGTGGGTGCAGGTGCTCGCGCTGAGAGAGGAGGCCGCTCGTGGGCACCACGGCGTTTGACGTGGTGTGGGCGAAGCCCGACCCGAGGAATCCCACGCAACGGGTCTGGATCAAGATCGGTCGCGCGTTCAAGAACGACGAGTCGAAAACGGGCAACCTCCTCATCCGGCTCGATGCCGCCCCGCTCTCGGACGAAGGCCACCCCGTCTTCCCGCGCGAGCTTCACGTCTTTCTCGCGCGAGGCAAAGAGGAGAAGGCCAAATGAGCGACCACGCGAAGTTCAGCCCGTCGGCGGCGAAGCGGTGGAGGACGTGCCCCGCCTCGGTGCGGGAGTCGGAGTCGAGCGTCAGCGCCGACACCGAGGCGTCCGTCCAGGGCACGGCGATGCACTGGGCGTACGCGCTCATGCTGGTGGACAACGAGGTGAGGCCGGGGGCGAAGGCGCCGAACGGCGTCGAGCTCACCACCCAGATGCTCGAGGAGATCGTCGGTCCGGCCGTCGGCTGGGTGAAGCGCTACCTCCACGAGCACCCCGGCTGCTCGGCGGCGATCGAGGAGCGGGTGCAGATCGGCTCGCCCTACTTCGGGCTCCCCGAGGACCTCCTCTGGGGAACCTGCGACACGCGCATCATGGCGCCCGAGGAGCTCGTCGTCGTCGACCTGAAGACCGGGTGGATCGACGTGCAGGCGGAGGAGAACGAGCAGCTGGCGCTGTACGCGGTCGGCCTCGCCGAGGAGCTCGGGTGGCTCTGGGACCGCTACCGGCTCGTCATCCTCCAGCCGAAGCAGGGCGAGCCGAAGGAGTGGGAGGTCTCGCGCGAGGAACTCCAGGAGTTCGCCGAGAGGTTCAGGGAGCCGATCGCGAACGCCCTCTCCGACGCGCCCCGCTACGCGCCCACCGAGGAGGGCTGCCGCTTCTGCCCCGCCGCCGCGCGGTGCCAGCGGCTCCACGAGGAGGCGATCGTCCTCGCGAAGCGCGAGTTCGAGGAGCCCGCCGAGCTCGTGAAGCACATCAGCGTCGAGCAGATGGTGCAGCTGCTCGACAAGGCGGACCTCATCCGCGGGGTCCTCGCCGCCGTCGAGGAGCACGCCCTCCAGCTGCTCCAGCTGGGCCAGGACGTGCCGGGCTACAAGGCGGTGGAGGGGAAGAAGAACCGGGTGTGGCAAGCCGGCGCCGAGGAGAAGATCGTCGCCGCCCTCGGTGCCAAGGCGTGGAAGAAGGCCCTCATCACGCCGGCGCAGGCGGAGAAGCTCGACAAGAGCCTCGCCGCTCTCTCCGAGAAGCCTCGCGGCGAGCCCCGGCTCGCGCCGATCACTGACAAGCGCCCCGCCCTCGCGCCGCACTTCGAGGCGGTCGACATGGGGGACGTGCTCGCATGACCACCATCACCAAGCGCTACTGTGACAGGCCGGGGTGTGGGAAGGAGATAGCCGTCCCCGTGAAGCCTGCGACGGTCTATATCCGCGTACCGCCGCTAGCAGACTTAGGTACTGTCACGTGGGACCTGTGCGAGCCGTGCATGACCGAACTTAGGGAGGCTCGTATCGATGCAGACTTCGCGTTTGGTGATCGTCTGAGGCCCACATGAGCGACGAGTACATCGAACTTGAGGTCGAGGTTGTCCACGTGACGGCGAAGGCGGTCCTCGTGAAGTGCGAAGACCTCGACGAAGAGAAGTGGATCCCGCTCTCCTGCATCACCTGGGAGGGCGGGGATGTGGAGATGGAGAAGGGCGAGAAGGGCACGCTCCACGTCGCGAAGTGGTTCGCAGAGCGTGAAGGGATGTACTAAACCCGAGAGACAGGAGCAATCCGATGGCGAACGCGAGCAAGAAGGTCAACCTCATCCTCCCCGCCGGCATCGCGTCGTACGCGAACCTCATCGAGCCCCGCGCCGACCAGAAGGGCAAGATGAAGTACAGCGTGTCGATCCTCTACGACAAGGCGCGCGCGAAGGAGCTCGACGCGCTCCGCACGGCGGCGATCCAGGTGGCCGTCGCGAAGTGGGGCGACAAGGGGAAGGTCATCCTCGAGAAGGCGAAGTACCCGATCATCCGCGACGGCGACCAGAAGACGGACGACGACGGGAAGGTCGACCCGGTGTACAAGGGGAAGTTCTTCATCTCCTGCCGCACCGACCGGAAGCCCGGCATCGTGGACGCCGGCAAGAACGAGGTCTTCACCGACGAAGACTGCTACTCCGGCTGCCTCATCCGCGCGTCGGTGACGCTCTTCCCCTACGAGGCGGAGGGGAACCGCGGCGTGTCGGCGGGGCTGAACAACGTCCAGGTGCTCAAAAAGCTCCCGCGGCTCGACGGGCGCAAGCCCGCCACCGAGGAGTTCGAGGAGTACGTGGACCCCGAGACGGACCCCACGGCCTAGCACCCCGCCG